CCCCGCACCTCCCGATTTCGTCGGGCGCTCTACTCCTTATGAGCTAGCAGCACTACCCCGAAACCACTCGGGGCCTTTGTATCCGCGTCGGGAGCTACCCGACCGAACCTGAGTCCGTGACGCTGGTCAAGCGCTGTGCACTTTTAGTGTACGGACTAAACACACCGTGCCCCTCGGTGGATTCGAACCACCTCGCTCAGGGATCTTTTCCCCTGCTTGACCAATAGGGCGCGTCCGCCCGGGGCTTGTGCCGGACCGAAGTCCGGCCTTACTATCTTACCTGACGCTGTGGATCTTAAGCCAGCGCCCGAAAGCCTTCGCGTCGCTCATGGACCCGTTCGCCATGGCTTTGGTAGTGCGCGCCTGGCACCCAACGAGCGTCTTACGCATCTGCTCGTGCTTCCATTCGGGGGTTCCGTTGCTGGCGAAGGCGATAGCGAGCTTAGCGCCCCTTTCGTCTTCCATGGCCTCTCGGATCTCGTTGAACATGGCTTCCTGCTCTTCGGTGAACACCTCGACCTCGCGCTCTTCGATGTGCATCCAACCCTTGACCGCGTTCGGGCGGGGGTCCTGCGACATGTCCATGATGTACTTGGACGCTTCGGCGTAGGTCATCACGTCGGTGATGTCCTCTCCGGTGGCGTCTTCGACAACGACGAAGATTCGGGTGAGCGAACGAGCGTCCCAAGCCGCGTCCTCGGCGGTGTAGTCCACCATGGTGGAGACGGAACCGGGAGTGTTGGTGATGGTGTAGCTGCTCATCGTCTTGTCCTTACGTCGTTGGTCTTCATCTTGCTAATACAAGTAATCTATCAGTGTCCCCCGGGGCTGTCAACCCCGGGGTCAAACTTTCTTGTTTTCGCAGGTCAGACCAGGTACCACAGGTACTTGGTGCCTTCGGTGTTCTCCGTGCGAACCTTCCCGTCGCTCTGGAGACGGCGCAGAGAGGTGTACACGTTCGCCTCTTTTTCCTGGAGTTCCGTAGCGAGCTGCGGTTTCGAAAGCCCTTCGGGATTCTCGGCTAGCAACTGGAGGATCGTCGCGTTCCGCTTGGCGACAGCGGCGGACATCGGACGACCGCGCTTGGTTTCCGGCTGCTCGACCTCCGCGTCATGCCCCGGACCGGCGTCCTCAATCTCTTCGATCAGGGTATCCAGCGTCAACGGCTCGGGCTCGGCAGGCGCAGCCGCGTGAACCAGTGCAGCCGCTTCCGCAGCCGCAGCTTTCATCGCTTCGAGGTCAGGTTTCGGCTCCGCTACTGGCGTGGGAGTCGCACGAGGTGCAGGCTTGGGCGCAGGTTCTTCCGCCTTCCGCTGCATTTCCGCCCGCTTGGTGAAGGCGTTCTTCGGCTTCTGTCGATTCGTTGCCACGTACATGATGGTACCTCCAAAGAGTGAAAGGGGCTCCCGACTGGGAGCCCCTTGGGTGTGCTAGAAACCGGGATCGATCGCGCTGCCGTGCGTGCTGGCATTCGTGCCGACGTGGCCACCACCCACCGGCGGGAACTCGGTGACCGCCATGGCTCCGTCACGCGGAGCCTTGAACGACCAGGCAACTTCGATCTGCGGGTTACCCTCGCGGTCGGTCTGCGCTTCACCGTTGCGCTTGGCAACCTGCGTCTTCGCGGTCACGGTCTTGCCGATGATGGCGCGTGCGATCTGGTCAAGCGTCGGACGCTGGCTGACGAGGACTTCATCGGAGATCCCGAACGCCTTCATGTTCTGCATGAACATCGACGCGTTGGCCTCGGTCATGTAGATGCGGTGGGCGTACGTCGTCGGACGCTTGCCCGCGTGCTCGCCTTCGGTGATCTTGAGTCTCATCTCGATCTGCGGCGTCTTCTTCTGGCTGGACTCGCCGGACTCGGCGGACTCGACGCGGACCTGATAGGTGCCGATCGGCGCGCACTCGGTGAATCCTTCGGTCTTGGCCTTGGCGACAAGAACATCCCAGGGGACAGTGGTCATGATTCGTGATCCTTACTCCGGCACGAAGCCGGGGAAGATTTGGCCCATCATCTGTGTGATGTTGGGGTTTTCAACGGTGTTGGATTCGAACCGGTCTTCGAAGTGCGAACCGGTGATGTAGTTCGGGTTCGGCTTCACCATGAGCGAGCGAACCAACGGGCTGTCAGCGGCAATGATGCCATCCGCGTTAGGGACCTGCTTGACCGTGAGGCACGCCGTGGTGTTCATCCAATAGGCGATGCCCTTGCGAAGCGCGCCTTCCATGTTCGGGACGTACTTGCCGTCTTGCCGAAGGTCGCCTTCGGCAGTGAACAGCGCGACCCGGAACGGGTTGCGGACGTCCTTCACCATGTCTCGGAAGCGTTGGATCTTCTCGGACATGCGGGTCAAGAGCTGGCCCCAGTCCGAATACTGCTGATTCCCGGACTGGAAACCGGGCAGCGCTTCCTTGCAACGCTTCTGGAGCTGCGTCACCGAGTCGACAACGATCGACTGGAACGGGTGATCAGGCTGGATAGTCCACTGAATGACCTGCTCGACGGTTTCCCATCGGAGCACGTCGACCACGCAGATATCCCAAGTCCCGTCCGCTTTCGGCGGCGCTTCGTTCGGGTCCCACCACACGACGCGGTAGGGCTGCTCCGGGTTGTTGGGGTTCTTACGCCCCTCGAACGCGTTCCAGGACCCTTCGGCGTCGAGCGCCAGTACCGGCCCGGGGCACGAGGCCCCGAGCGTCGACTTGCCGCGCTTGGTTTCGGCGTACACCAGGAACGTCGCGTTATGGCGCGGGTTTCTGTCTTCGGTCATCTTGTCCTTCCTCTTTGTCCTAGGTCTGAATTATATCATGCCGCGTATCGGGCCAGTGGGTCACGCTCGGCGAACTCCTCCCGTACCATGTCCTCAGCTCGGGAGCCGTCGTCATAAAGCGGGCATAGCGTGAAAAACTGACACTTCCAAGAGCAGGAGTCATCGGGACTTGGCTCCGCGATGTGCGCCTGCTCTTCGACCGTAGCGCCAGCGAGCAGTGCCTCAAGCTCGAAAATCTTTGTGATCTTCCGCTTCATGTGCAACTCGTACGAAGCGATCTGGTCATCGTTGTGGTTCACCTCGAACCGGTCGTAGAACGGCGGTTTCGCCTGCTTGCCGCGCTTGACCTTCTTCAGGACGTTGTACAGAGCGCCATCACTCCAAGTGCCTGCGGGCTGCGTCATTCGCTCCAGCCACGCGTAGTGCAGCATCTGCGGATTCATGTGCAGCGTCTTGGTGGCAGATGTGAGGCTAGCAGCCGTCTTGTGGTCGAGTAGGAGATGCGCCCCGTCCATGAGGCGACGCACCCGAGCGTCCAGCTTGCCGACGACTTCGAACTTCCCGAACCGTTCCACGATTTCAGGTGCGAAGTCCGAGCCGCGAACCGAAACGATCTCCTCAATCGCGGTGAACTCGATACCGGCATCGACACCGGACTCCGCAACCCAATCGGCGTAACCCTCCAGCATCGCGCGCTCAAGTTCGGAGTCCTTTTCGAATGCTTTCGCCACTTCAACATCAGGATAGGTGCCAAGTTCGGTGCAGTTGTCCAGATACGCATTCCAGTCATTGTCTTGCTCGGACTTGAGTTCGTTAAGGTACATCTCCGGTTCAGGTCCGTAGAACACCTCAAGGGCGGCGTGCACGCGGCTACCGGAGCGGAGCGGACCCGAAGGGTCGAGCGTGATCGGTGACAACCGGCGATAGCTGGACAAGTACCAGCGTCTGTTGCATTGGAACTCCTTAAACTCGCTTTGACTGAATCGCCTCACGTTCCCTCTCCTCCTTCACTTCGGCCTCGTACCTCGGTGCCCAGCGTTCCACGAACGTTCTGATGTTCGCGATGCGCTTGCGTTTCTTCTCTTTGGCGATGTACTCGGGCGTTGCCCGTGGGTCAGAGTAGTTCATGCTCGGTGGCATCAGTCCCCCATCAATCCGGTTGCTTCGATCCGGGCCGCTTCCGCGTCCAGATCATCGGTGGTCTTGCCCAGCGCGAGGAGCTTAGCGCGGTCCCGCACGATCTCTTCAAGCCGTTCAGCCTTGTCGTACAGCCTTTCGAGCTGCGTCTCCTCGATCGTGCCAGCGGCAACGAGGTCGATGATGGTCACCTTGTCGTGCACTTCGGAGCCGATGCGGTGGATGCGGTCGACACCCTGGTTATTGTCGATGGCGCTCCAGCTTCTCTGAAGTCGAACCATCGTGTCCGCGCGCGTCAAGTTGAGCCCCACTCCGCCCGCTTTGTATGTGAACAGGATGTAGTCGATCTTCCCATCCTGGAACGCCTGCACAGCTGCGTCTCGCTCGTCCGCTGACACACCACCGGTCACCCGAGCGAACGGGATACCGGCATCGGTCATGCGGGCCGCCGCGAGGTCGATCAACTGCCGGTGCTCGGCAGCGATCACCATCGGCTTGCCCGGATCGTCTTCGATGATCGACATGAGTTCATCGATCTTCGATGATTTCGGCGTGTCGGTAAGCGACACAAGCCACGTGGCGGGGTCTTCGGGAGTCTCCCCCTGTTCGACCTCGCAGTAGGCGGACGCGAATTGCAGCAACCGGGTTGCTCCGGCCAGATTCCCGTTGGCAACGAGCACCGTGCCGTCCTCAAGCACCGTCACGAGCTGTTCGGCGATGTCCTTGTACGCCTTCGCCTGCTTGGGGCTCATCTCGACATCGCGTCGCATGAACACCTTATCGGGCAACTGCTTGAGGACATCGGCCTTGATCATGCGTCGGAAGTGCGGGTCAAGGATCTTGAAGAACTCCTCTTTGTTTTCCGGCTTGAGGCCGACAATCGACATGCCACCGAAGTGGTTGTATT